GAAGGACTTCTTCACCAAGGAGCCGCAGCCCTGGAAAGAACGGGAATCGACCGGATCGAAAAACGAGGTGGACCAGGCCCACGACGACGTGATGGGTTTGCAGGAGGCTTCCTACGGTGACGGGACCTACGCCAAGATCCTCGAACAGCATCGTTTCTGGGACTTCGACGGCGACGACATCGCGGACCCCTGCATCGTCTGGGTGGACGCCACCACCGAGGACGTCCTGAGAGTAACCATACGCTACGACACCGACGAAGCAGGAGAACCGACCGACGACAAGGAGCCGGTCGAGTACTTCACCCACTATCCCTTCCTGGAGAACCCGGACGGTTTCTACGGCCTGGGCTACGGCCACCTGAACGGCCAGCTCAACACGGCCATCAACAAGCTGGTGAGACAAACCGTGGACGCGGGAACCCTCGCGAACGGCGGCAACATGAGCGGCTTCGTGGACAGCAAGCTATCGGTGAAGGGCGGGGAGCTTGGATTGCAGATGGGCAAGTTCATCAAGATCACCGGCTCCGTGGACGATATCAACCGCTCGATCTGGCAGTTCAAGTTTCCCGGCCCCAACGCCTCGCTCATGCAGACCGTGGAACTTCTGATGGCGCGCTCCGACCGTCTCGCGACCGTCACGGAGGCCGTAACGGGACAGACCGAGAAGGTCATGCAGCCGACCACCATCATGGCGCTGATCGAGCAGGCCATGGAGTTCTTCTCGGCCATCTACGAGACGATCATAATCGCCTGGGAGAGCGAGCTGGACAAGCACTTCCGGCTGAACCGCAAGTTCATGGACCCGGAGGAGTACTTCGGTGTCCTGGATATCGAGGGTGAGGCCCAGGAAGCCTCCGCTTCGAGGGAAGACTACGAGGACGACCTTCAGATCAAGCCGGTGGCCGACCCGAAGATGTCCACCCAGCAGCAGAAATTGGCCAAGGCGGAGGCGGAATGGAACTGGGCGATCCAGAACCCGCTGATCGTCAACTCGCCCATGCACTTCTACCAGGCTTCTCTCCGATATGGCGAGGCCCTGGAGATCCAGAATATCGGCGAGATCCTGCCCAAGCCTCCGATGCAGCTTCCAAGGATCGACGATCCCTTCAAGGAGAACGTGGGTGCGCTCGCGCCCGTTGAAGAAGGCGGTTTCCCGATGATCCCACCGGCCTATCCGGACCAGGATCACATCACTCATATCAAGGCCCATGCGGAACTCTTGAACGACGAGGAGTACGCGTCGATCCTGGGTCCTGCCGCCAGGATGGCTCTACAGGAGCATATCCAGGCCCACACCGCCCTGATGTACGGACAGACGGAGAGCATGGATGGACTGGAACGACTGGCGCCACTTGCCGGAAACGGCGGTGTTCCTCAAGCGAATGGAGGACCGCTTCCCGGCGGATTGGAGGCGGGCGGGTCATTGGGACCGGGTCAACCAACTGAAGGGCCAGCAGGAGGTCCTGGAGGCAATGAGGAATTTCCCTGATGATTGAGGAGTTCAAGGCCGCCCTTCAGGAGGTGGCCAAGGTCACCGGACGCCGTGGCGACACCGTCATGGTCCACATCACGCCGGAAGAAGAAAAATACCTGGAGCGGGAGTTCGGCGGCAGCACGACCAACCCGGTGACGGGACTGAAGGAATACGCGGGTGAGCCGGGCGCGGGCAGGGGCGGTGCCGGCGAGGGCGGCTTCGGTGGTTCCGACCGGGGCGGCGGAGACAGTTCAGGCGGTGGTGGCCGGGGCGGCTTCGGGGGCAGCAGGGGCGATCCCAGGGGCGGCATGACCGAAAGAGACGCGCCCAGCAATCTTGGCCGCGCGGCCGGACCTGCTGGGCCTGCTGTCGGAAGAGGCAGAGGCAGGGGAACACCTGGGAGAAGCGGAAGCGATGCTCCGAGCGACATGCGCGGCGGCGTCGGTGGCCAACCTTCCAGCAGCCTGGGGCGTGGCACGGGGGCTTCTTCGGACGCCGGGCGGTCGATTTCCCGCGCCCTTTCCGCTATGATGTCCCTCGGTTTCGGCCTGCCAGCGAGTGCCCTGAGCATTGTCGATCCGGAAAAGGATCTGGTCGGCGTACCCGCCGCTCTCAGGGATATCGCCCAAACCCTGGGCACCGTGAAGGACAAGGGCCTGGAGGCCCTGGGCCTGGAATCCGCCCGTGGTCCCGGCGCGGTGGATGTGGCCGATCCTCAAGGTCCCACGGGTGTCGGCATGGGACCGCCTTCCGGCGTTCCTGCCGGGGGCGGAGACTTCACCCCCGTCAATGCCACGGGGCAGTTGGATTTTTCCCTCTCGCGCCCGGAAGCCATGGAAAGACCCTATTTCCTCGGCATGGGCGATGCCATGACGCCATTGCAGCAGAGGGCGCATCTGGCGACCTATGGCACGGGCGGCGAAGCCGGCACTTACAGGTCCGAACCGGCCCAAGAGTATTTCCGCAATCTTTTCCTGAGAAGCATCATGGATGACCAAGGCGGAATTCTTCCGGGCGCCCAAGTGCTTCCGGTGGAAGCGCAATATGCCGGCAACATGGGTTTCGATGTGACTCCTGAGATGAGCGTGGAGAACTTCGCCCGCGCCTTGTCGGGTCTTCCATCATCCGAGCAAGTGGCTGAATACATGGCCGCCTGGCAGCCCGGACCGCCCAGGGTCAAGGAAGGGCCTGCCTGATGGGCTGGGGCAGTATCGGCGGCGCGGTCGCGGGCGGGGCCTTGGGGATCGCCGGTTTCCCGAACGCGGCCAAGCTGGCGGGCGCCGTGGGTACGGGCGTGGACGTTCTCACCCGGAAGAAGCCCAAGGCGCCATCGTCCGGTTCGGACCTGCCGCAGATCGCCGCCCCGCCGGCCGACCGGACCAGCTTCGGAGACGTGCGGCCGAGCCAGGTTCCGAGCGGACCCGGCTTCATCATGGGCAGTGGCGGGCTCAATCCCGGTATGACGGATATCCAAAGACGGTCGTCGGTCGCGAGCCAGGCGACACAAGGCGAAAGCAGCGCCTACCGCGATCCGGCCACCATGGACTACTACCGAAACCTGGCCCTGCACAGCATGACCGATCCCTCGGGCGCCGTCAGGGCGGACGCCAGCGTCCTGCCTATCGAAAGACAATATCTCACGGACATTCTGGGCCAGCAGCCGAGGGACGAGTCCGTGGCTTCTTTCCTGTCAGCACTTTTGAGGTCTTGAATGAAACCCTTGTTTGCCAGAGTTCTGTTGGAACGACCGAAGACCGAGAAGATCGGCTCGATCCATCTTCCGGCGGAATCGCAGAAGAGGCTGGCCCTGCTGAAATGCCGGGTCGTTGCCTGCGGCCCGACCTGCGACGAGAACATCCAACCGGGCCAGCAAGTCGTGATCGGCCGCCATGCCGGCGACTGGATCAACGCGGACGGCGTACCGGGACTTCCCCCGGACGACACAGTGGAATATTTCATTGTCCAGGACGAGGACATCCTGGCGATAGCAGGAGACACGGAGCAAGAGCATGACCGAAGAGCAAGCGCGGACGACCGAGCAGACGACCGTAACGCCGCCTGAGACTCCGCCGGAGAAGACGGAAGGCCTCAAGTCCGGCGAGGGCACCAAGCCCGTCGAGTTCGAGAACCCGGAGACCGAGGCCCGCTTCAAGCGCGTCTACTTCAACATGAAGCAGTACGAGCGCGCCGTGGATCAAACGACGGCGGACAACCGCAAGCTTCTCGAACGCATCGAGAAGATGGAAAGCGAGCAGGCGGAGAAGTCCTCCTCGGAGCAGACGGCCAAGTTGCGCGAGGCTGAGAAAGCCGCGATGGAAGAGGGCGACTACGAGAAGGCCCAGACGGCGCGGGACCGGATCACCGACCTCAAGGTGGACAGCAAGATCCCCAAGCCGGAGGTGAAGGAAGAAGAACCCTGGCTTACCCCCGAGCGAGAAGACTACATGGCCGAATGGGCATCCCAGCGCGACGAGAAGGGAGTCCTTCTAAGGCCATGGGCCGATCCGGAGCATGAGAATCACCAGAAGATGGTTCAGCTGGCCGAGGATCTGGTCAAGGAGAACCCCAATATCAGCCTTGTCGGTCTGCTGGATCACTGGGAGATCGCGGCCAGGAGGGCGGCGCCCAAGCGAACGGCGGCGGCCGTGTTGCCGGGCTCCGGCGACGTGCGTCCCAACACCAAGAAGATGACCTTGAGCGAGGACGAGAAGCTGATCGTCCGCCGGATGTACCCGGGCACGCCGGCCAAGGACGCGGAGCAGAGATATATCAAGTCCAAGGAGAAGTACCTATGAACCAGCCCAAGCTCCTCAAGCAATGCCGGGAGGCCGGCATCACCCACCTGAAGGACGGGCGGCCCATCGGCAGGTCCTGCAAGGTCCCGGAATTGATGGAAGCGCTCAACATGCCCACGGTGAAAAAGGGCCACGCCACCTGGAAACCGGCCCAGAAACTACAAGTACATGACAGGAAGCCCGGTTTCCGCTATCGTTGGCGCGAAGACGACCCGCAGAACCTTCAAAGAGCCATTGCGGAGGGTTGGCAATTCGTTAATCCGATTACGGGTATACCCGGAGAGCACGATGAACCGGGTGACGGTCAAAAGAGCTTGACGAGCAACACCGAGTACCGAGAGCTACGGTTGATGGCACTTCCGGAGGAAGTAGCGCAGGCCAGAGACGAATATTTCCGCGAGCGCACCGACCAACAAACGGCCGGCTTGAAGGACCGCCTGCAAAGCGACCTCGACGAAGAGGCGCGCAAGCAGGGCGGCTTCCACACATCGGCCACCGGAACAATTGTCATTGACTGAGGAGGACTTGAATGTCCAGTAACACTCCTCGGGGCTTCGTGGAACACCGTCATCAACACGGTAGCGTGAACCCCGCGACACGTGTCCGCCGCGTCAAGGCGGACGGCGATTCCGGAGCACACCAGAAGTTTCCCGGCGATCCGGTCATCCTGGTTTCGGGCAATACCGTTGCCCGCATCCCGGTGGCGACCACGACCGCCTCGAAACCCATTCTGGGCGTGATCCGGGCCGTCTACGACGACGGCACCTATCCGGGTCTGAGGCCAAAGACCCACGCTCTCCCGTCCGGCGGCAACTTCATCGCCGCATCGACGGCTGGCTGGGTGCTGGTCAACGAGGACCCGCACCAGACCTATCTGGTGAACACCGACGCCACGGTGCTCTCTACCCTGATCGGCCAATACGTGGATGTGACGGCGGTCGCGCCGAACACAGCCGCGGGCAGATCGGGTATGACCATCGAGGTCGGCACGGGCGTCAACACCGCCCAGGCCGCGTTCTCCGCCGCCGCCGTACCTTTCCAGGTCATCGGCATCGGCGCCAACAATCTGGACGGCATCGTCCAGGGCGAGGGCAACCAGGATGTCGAGGTGATCATTCACTTCCACGCCTGGAACGGCTCTAGCTACAAAGTCCGATGATGGAGGGCTGACATGACTGTCGCATCAGGCAACTTTGCCGAACTGCTCTGGCCCGGTATCGCGGATCTCTACGGCCAGAGCTACAACGACTACGTACCGCTTTACACCAAGGTCTTCGAAGAGAAGGACTCGGACCAGCGGTTCGAGAAGGAGCAGAACGTCACGGGTCTTCCCCTGGCTTCGGTCAAGGACGAAGGCAGCGCCATTCCCTATGAGGACCCCTTCCAGGGTTTCCAGAAGGAATACGTCAACGTGACCTACGGCCTGGGGTCCATCGTGACTCGGGAGATGTACGAGGACGACCAGTACAACTACATCAACACCATCCCGAAGATGCTGGCCCGCTCCGTCAGGCAGACGGAGGAAACCATCGCCTTCAACCATCTGAACCGGGGCTTCAACTCCAGCTTTACCGGGGCGGATGGCGTGGAGCTGTTCAGTTCCGTCCATTCCCTCGTGGGGGGCGGGACCTTCGCCAACGAACTGGCCACTCCGGCGGATCTGACCCAGACTTCCTTGGAGCAGATCCTTCAGGACATCATGGACGCGGTCGATGACCGTCAGCTCAAGATCCGCCTGATGCCCAAGTGCCTCGTGGTCCCGACCCAGCTCAACTTCCGTGCGCGGAAGCTGCTGGAATCGGACTACGTGACCGGCAGCGCCGACAACGACAAGAACCCGATTCCGGGTCTGTTCCAGGACCTCGTGGTGTCTCCCTACCTCACGGACACCGACGCGTGGTTCATCGTGACGGACGCCCCGAACGGGCTGACGTGGTTCTGGCGGCGCAGGAACGAGGTGTCTCGCGATAACGAATTTGACACCGAAAACTTGAAGTTCAAAACAACCGAGAGGTTTAGTTCCGCTTGGACAGACCCGCGTGGGGCGTGGGGAACAGCTGGAGCTTGAAGCACTTAGCACCACAGGGGTATGTCAATCCCTAAAACATGGTGTTGACGATAACTCCGATGATGGATACAATGTCATTGTGACATACACCATCATCGGAGAGTGCCATGAAGTGCAGAGCAGAAGAGTGCGATCGTGAGGCCAAAAAGCGTGGACTTTGCGGACTACATTATGCAAGAGAGCGCAGAGCGGGACTATTGCCTGGCTCCCAAAGATGCAAGGCGTTGCAATGCAGCAAACCGGCAATTGGTCATGGGTTTTGTCCGAACCATTATGAAAAATGGCGGCGTTGCGGCGATCCTGCTGGCCGGAAGAATTGGGGCCAGGGTTCGACACATCCGCTGTACCCAACTTGGCGAGGCATGCGTGTGAGAACTGGCGTGGTCAAGGGCGGCGATGAGAAGGCTCAGAAGTATATCGACGCCGGCATTGTCATGTGCGACCGCTGGCGCGATGATTTTTGGGCTTTCGTAGAGGACATGGGGCCGAAGCCGACCAAGTCTCATACGGTTGACCGTGTTGACAACACCTCCGGCTACAATCCGCAAAATTGCCGCTGGGCAACCAAATCGGAGCAGTTGAAGAACCGGAACATCACCAAGCTGACGGACGCATTAATTCGCGATCTTCGAAAGCGATACGATGCGGGTGAAAGCGCTCTCTCGTTGTCCAAGGAAATTGGGCTTTCTTATGACATGGTGCGCCTTTGCGTTAAGCGTAAAACGTGGGCGCATATCTAGGAGACGAACATGAAAAAAGGCACGACTTTTTCGGACGGCGTGGAGGTGACGCCTCTCGACGCCGACTTCCCGCGCGTCAGGATTGAACAGGACCTCGAAGGCTCCGGGGCCGTGGGCGGCACGGCCGCGACGACGGCGGCGGGCTTCTTCCTGGTCCGCGTCGTCACCACGGCCGGCACCACGGTAGCCGCTCGGGTTCCCTTCTTCCACGTATAGGAGGGCGCCATGCCCGTATCGTCACTACAGGAGGTTCACGCCAGCGCGAGTGCTTCCGGAACGAATACGCCCTGGATACCCTTCGATGTTTTCGAGACGCCCTTCAACGTCGGCTTCGGCGTGACGATCTCGAACTCCGGGGCGGCCGTCTTCCGGGTCGAGCACACCTTCGACAACGTGCTCCGGCAGGGTGTCTCGGCGGTCGCCTTCATCCATGACGAGATCAGCGCGGCGAACGGCAAGGTAGACGGCAACTACGCCTTCGGCGTGAGGGCCGCGCGCCTGCACATCGTCAGCGTCAGCGCATCCTGCAACATCGCTTTCAGGGTGCAGCAAGTCGGGAGTAGGGGCACATGAGCGTCAGCGGAGGCACCATGTCCGGGAGACGCGTGGCGCAAGATCCGATCTCCGCCACGCTCGCCCTGCTTCAGGATACGGACAAGTTCAAGGCCCGTCTCAAGCAACTCACCGATGCCGAGGCATCTTTGAGAGCGACCACCTCGCAATACGAGAACATCGCCAACATCAACCAGAACAAGGCCGCCGCCAAGGCAGCCAGGACCAGGGCCGAGACGGTGCTGGCCGAAGCCGAGACGAAAGCCAAGGCCATCGTGCAGGAAGCCATGGAAAGCGCTTCCCAGACCAGGCAACTGGCCCAGAGCGAGAAGGCACAGGCGGAGAAGGCGGCCAAGCTGAAAGCCAAGGAGCTTGAAGAGCGGGAGACCGGGTTGGCACATGACGAAGCGGACTACCTCAAGCGCAGTACCGTCCTGGCCAGAACGGAGACCACGACCCACAACAGAGCCGTCAAGAACCTCGCCCTCAAGAAGGACCTGGAGCGCAAGGCCAATGTCTTGAAGGCGGCCTGTAACGAGGTCCTGGGTTGAGTGGCAGTTCCAGCGCAGTAGGCTTCAAGGGCGTCACGCTGGTTAATCAGGGCGGCGTTACCCATGGCGAACTGCCTGGTATCGTTACCCTCCAGTATGCCTACGACAACTCGACCTCGCCGGAAATCACCGTTGACGCCACGAACGGCGCGCTGACCATCCGCGACAACGCCACGCCCATCGGGGCGAACCTGTTAGAGGTCGAAGAGAACGACGGCACGCCGATCATGCAGGTCGGCATCGATGACGGTATCCTGATGGGTAAGATGCGCGACACGCTCGGCAGCCCCGCCATCAAAATCTTCCAGACGCCTGACCCCTTCAATTCGATCAACATCTGGCCCGAGAGCATGACGTTCTCGCAAGCCTTCGGCTCCGGCATCAACTTCGGTGACAGCGCCAAGACTTACACGCTGAACATAAACAGCGGCACGTTCGGGGGGATAAACCAGCGCGGCACCTATGTTCATATGTCGTCTACCAGTGCGAGCGCCTATGCGGTGCTGATGAGCCAAGCAGCGACTTACAAGAACGCGGTAGGCTCTTCGCAACCCTTCGGACCCATTGTCATTGCACGCAGTCAAGTCACTGTGAATAGCGATACCGAGACGATCACGGCAGCATTCGTCGGCGGTATCGATATGTCCAACACGCTCTTCGGCAACGTCAACGGCGGCGCGCTCACTGTAACCGAGTACGCCGGCGTGAGAATGAAGAACGATAACCACCTATTCGCCACCGTTGATCGTCGTGTGGGTCTGGACTTCGATAATTCAAACCTGGGCTTCGGCACGCTCACTGACAACGTAGCGGTGGACATCGCCAACCTCAACTACGGCACCAACAGGTTCGGCATCCGCTCGGCCATGGCGGTCGGCAAGTTCCTGAGCCACACAGGCGTAGCGGTATCCGAGTTGGCCGGTGAGTTACGGCTGTTGGGCGACAACGTGAGCGCTGTCTTCGGCGCGGGCCAGGACGCGGACATCTACTACGACGCCACCAACCTTATCATCGATCCCGATGTGGCGGGCACGGGACGCGTGCTGATCGGCGCTACCGGCGACGACGACATGCTCTTGAACGACATAGAGATTGATGGCGCGTTGAACCATGACGGCGCGACCGTGGGCTTCTACGGCACCGCGCCAGCAGCACAGTCGGCGGCCTATACTCGCAACGCGACAATCGTTGAAGACCGGACGCTGCTCGCATCGGCTTCAGCTACTACGCTAAATAACAACAACGTCCTGGCCGCGCTGATCGCGGACTTGCAGAACATCGGAGTGCTGGCCTGATGGCAGGCGGGATACTACGGCTTCAACTGGACGTGCCGACAAAGCCTAACGAGCTTGACCTGATCCTGGATCAGGAGCGCACTACCAAGGCGGACGATGAAGCGGAGCTTGCGCAGAACAACAGGTTTCTTCTCCTGACTGACGCGGACCTCGCGAAGATCGGACTGACACGCGAGGTTCTGGTAGATCGAAACGACACCCTCAACGCCCGCATCCTCGCCTACGGCTGGCCGCGCCACAACGTCACGCTGAACGTAGTCGAGGGCGATTGGCTCTCACCCGGGAGCGTGCAAAGCTTTTGCGGCGAGACATCCACCAACGTCGCGACCAATTCAATCGATGGCGATACCGGGACGCACTGGCGGCACGTCGCCAACGAGCGCCACAGCATCGTCTACAAGCTGCGCGATTTTCCGTTGCGCGTCGAGAAGATCAGGTTCTTCTACAACGCGAGTCTGCCGGTCAACGAGCAGCTTACGAACCTGGACGTTCACATGGCCAAGGCGCTGGTCAACATCGACGACGCGGGCAACATCCTTGAGAGCGGCCTGAACCTCACCTGGCCCGGTACGGGTGGCGTCTTCGTCGATCACACCCTGGCCACCCCGAAGGCCAGCGCGGTTTATATCAAGCTAGTGTTCGACACCGCGTCCGCTGTCAACACTGGCCAGATCCGCGAGTTCGAGGTTTTCTGCACACCGAGGAAAGCATGAGCGACAAGTTCATTATCGATGCCGACCTGTTGCAAACCGTCGTCAACTACATCGCCATGGGCTCGATCTCCAAGGGCATGAGTTGGGCAGAATTGCAGATCGTCTTGGACCGGCTCCAGAAACTTGAGCCCGTTGAAACGGTGAAGCCGAAGCTAGTGGAGAAATAAGGTGGCGATCAGGAACAGGCACAAAATCGGCTCCCATCTCATGATGGACGACGAGAGCGGTTTCGTTCATTACCGCGAGGACATGAGGCGCATCTGGGACGGGACGTTCCGGCACAGGAAGAACTTCGAGACCCGCCAGCCCCAGGAATTCGTCTACGCGCGCGACGATCCCAAGGCACTCCGGCACATCCGCCCGGAGCCTAGGGACGCCGCGCCCAACAACAACCCCTCCGGCTACGTGGGAGAAACGGACGTGCAGACGCCCACCAGTCCGGCCGGACACATCTTCATTGAAAATGTAGGGATAGACGAGATGGTGGTCGAAGGAACCAACACGAACACGGTGTTCATCGTCTCATGACCCAGCAGGATCGGACTACCAACAAGGCCCGTTTCGAGCAGGGCGACACGCCGCAGGGCTCGGACTATGTGGACCTGATCGACTCCTATCTGTCCCTCTCGGATACCACGGCACAATCTGTTTCCTCCCCGGTTACCGTGGTTGGCGCCGTTGGAGCATCCACCACCGTCTCCGCCGCTAGTATCGAGGCATCCGCCGCGACCATCACGGGCACCGTTTCCGCCGCCACGGGGAACTTCGATATCCTGCTGGTGCAGGGCGAGGAAGTCCGCCCGCCCAGCCAGCAGGTCGCGACCGGGGAGCTTCACCTGACGGCCACGGCCGCCGCCACCACATCGGCCGCCGGAGCCTTCAGCATCCTTCCGGGCGCCTTCTCCTCGCTCTCGGTTTTCAACGTGAGGATGTCGGCATCCCCGACGCTTGCCGAGATCGAATACCTGGGAACCGCCACGGCCACCTTTTTCGGTATCGCGTTCTTCTCCATGGATGCCAGCGCGTCCAACAAGCTCGGCGCCTACAGGCTGGCGGTCAACGCCTCGTCTCTTTCGAGAACCGAAATCCGCCGCTGGATTTCCAGCACGACGGACGTGGGCGCTGCTTCGGTTGGCGGCTCGCTTCAGCTGAAGACCAACGACAGGGCCTCCTTCATGGTGTCGAACCTGACGGATACGGTGGGCATGGGCTTTTCAACCCTCGTGTTCAACATCGAGGAAAAGGGCTGATGGCGCTCACCGATGTCAGGAAGGACGTGATCTCGATCATCAACGAGGTTCAAAGACGCCTGGGCCTGACCGAGCAAACCACCCTGACGGCCACCAAGCTCACCTCGACGCTGCTGGATTTGCTGAACGACGTGATCGACGAGATCAGCGACTTCGGAAGCTGGCAGCAGATGTTCCGCGAGGTGGGCGTCACGGCCACGTCCAGCGTGGGGATCTACAAGATCAGCGTCTCGGCCGACGTGAAGGACATTTACGAGATTGTGTGGGGAGATGATGTCTCGCCTTTGGAAGTCCGAACCATCGAGGATATCAGGCGGCTTCAGCGTCTCGCCTCTTTCGGCACGCCACGTCAGTTTGCCGTTGTGGGCGTGTCGGGGACCTCGCCCAAGTTTCGCGTCTACCCCATCCCCAGCCAGTCGGCAATCGACCAGGAAACGTCTGCCGGCGGGGTGTTCGACATCGCCTACTACAAGAAGCCCCGCATGTTCTACGCGACGGTGACGGCGGATGCCACGGCGGTCCCGGCCTTCCCTGCCAGGGTACTCGTCCAGGGCCTCTACGCCAAGGCGCTCCTGGAGGAGAACGGCGGCGAGCCCTCGCCTCAGTACCAGACGGCTTTTGCGGAATACATCAGGATGAGGACCGAATCCTTGAACAGGTGGAACTCGGACACCGGCACCGATACCTACTTCACACCGACTGGGAGCCGGTATGCCTAGGTTCGAGGCCACCTACCAGGTCGCCCCCAGGGGCCGCGCCACCTCCTTCACCGAGTCCGAGCTGCCGCCGGAGTTCGCCCTGGAGATGAAGAACCGTTTCATCAACTCGGCCGGCGGGGCGCAGAAACGACAGGGCATGACGCAATTGGGCTCTACCGTGGACGGCACGCCCAACCTGGACGGACTGCACGAGCTGGTGACGGAGGACGATACGGCAATCCTGCTGGTATCCGGCCAGGGCAAGATCTGGCGCTTCGACGATCCCGGCTACACGCTGGTGAAATCGGACCTGGACGTGGCCAATCGCCTCCGGTCCATCCAGATGGAAGGCAAGCTGATCTTCTTCAACGGCGTGGATCGGAACATCTACACCGAGGACGGCACGACCTTCAAGGAATTGAAAGCGATCATCGAGCGGGGCACGGCGACTACGGGCACCGATACCGACAGCCTGCAAGATACCAACGTGGACAACTGGGTGACGGACTCGAACGTCGCCATCAACGACCTGCTCTACAACGCCACCAAGGACGCCTATGCGATCATCTCGGCTGTTGCAACGGCTTCGGTTGGGCACACGGCGATAGGTCCCGGCGTTCCCTCCGCCATCGGCGTGGCCGTCACCGCGCAGGAGGTGGGTGACAGATACGAGATCATCGACCTGGTGGAGCTGAACGTCATCCCCACGGACACGGAAGACGACAACGTGGCGACGGCGGGCGCGGGAACCACGGACAACATCATCGTGGTCTCTGCCGTTCCGGACTGGACGACGACCGATACCCGGCTGGGCGACTATGTCAGAAATACCACACGGGTCGGCACGGGCCGGATCACCAATGTCAGCGCCGCCGCTATCCATGTAACGGGAGTTTCCGCCCAAGTGGCCGGGGATTCGCTGATCTTCATGAAGTCCGCCATGCCGATCACGCTCTACGGCCATGTGCATTTCGGCCGAGCCTACTACGTGGACAGCAGAGACCCGAGGCTGATCCGGGTTAGCGGCTCCAACAACCCGGAGGACATGACCACCACCGCTGGCACCATCGACAGCTCTACCTTCAAGTATGGAAATACCCAACCGCAGGCGGACAGCGTTCTGGCCATGGGATCGTTTCAGAGATTTTTCGCCATGGCGGGCCGACAGAACCTCTACTTCTTCGAGGGAACGGACCCGATCCAGGACACCTCGGCCGAGGCCACGGACTTCGGGATCATCGGCCTGTTTCCACAGGGCTGTGTGTCGCCGGACGCCCTGGTCTCCATAGGAAATGACGAGATCTGGGCCACGCCGGACGGGGTGCAGTCGGTTTCCCTGGCGGGCGATGCCTCGACACTTGGAAGAGCCAATCTCTCCGAGCCTATCAAGGTGACTTTGAGAGAAGAGCTTGCCAACACGCCGGAAGCACAGATCAAGGCCTGGCACTATCCTAGACGATCATGGTTCATGCTGAAGGTCGGAACGCAGATCCACGTCTTCAACTACACGGCCTATTTCGGCGATGACCGGCTCAGCTCAAGACAGGGCGGCAGCTTCTCGACGCAGCGGGGCTCGTGGTCGCTCTACGATGGAAAGTTCGCCCGGCAGAACGACTACCTGGTGCGTAGGGACAAGTCCATGCTGTGCTGCGGGGGCGGGGGCAAGGTCTACACGGCCGATGCGGACGATACCTACGACGACGACGGTGAGGAGTACGGCACCCAGTACACCACGGGCTGGCTGACTCTCGAACCGAAGGAGAGGCGGGGTGTCCGGACCAAGCAGGGCAACTACATCAAGCCGATCTTCGATACCGGCAACAACATCAACTACACTATCGTGGCCGAGGCGGGTTTCGATCTGGAATCGCGGGAGAGCATCACCATCAATACCTCCGGCGGCTCGACACCCATCGGTCTTGCCGTGGTGGGATCAACCGAAATAGGCGGGAGTTCGATCCAGAACCGCAAGCACTCGCTGCGCTGGCGTGGCGAGCAGGTTCGCCTGACCTGGACCACGAGCGACAGCCTTGGACCTGACACGCTTTCCCGCTACACCCTCTATGCGACTGCCTGGGGAATGAGATAATGGCCTTTGAGTGGCTTTCGGACACGGCTGACGTTGTCGGCGGCGGCGCGCAGATCGCCCGCGCCTTCAAGGGACGGGGTGAATCCAAGGCATCGAAACAGGCCAGGAAAGCCGCCAAGCGCGCCGGGCGCTACGCCACGGCCGCCGCCGATCCCACTTCCGAGCCCTTCCGCAATCTGGCCGGACAGTACGACACGGAAAACCGCCGCGCTCTCGTGCAAGCCGTCAACCGGATCATGAAGGAGAACGCGCGCGAGCGGGCAAGGGGCGGCGTGGGCTTCGGCATCAATCCCGAGAGACGGGACGAGAGCCGCTATAAGGCTCTAGCGAGATCCTTCATGGAAAGTCGTGAGAACGCCAGACGGGAGGCCAGGAACACACTGCTGGGCGCCTCCCAGGGGCTCACCGGCTCCGCCAGAGCGCAACCTGTCCTGCCCAGCGAATATCGCCAGGAGCGTAACTTCGACCGCACTACGACGGGCATCAGCGGCGCCGTAGGCGCCGGGCAGACCATCGGAAAGATGCTTGAAGAGCTATTTGGCAACAAGCGACAGGTTTCCAGCACGACGTTCCCGGCCGGCGCCACCTACGGCGTTTCCACGGGAGGAAGGGGCTCGATGGCCCCCTATTTCCCCTGATGGCCGGCATCTCCGACATCCTGAAGAAAAGCACGGACACCAACTACTCCCTGACGGAGGTGATGAGCCGTGCGCTACAGGGACGGACCACGTTCGGCAAGGCGCTCAACCAGATCCGCTCGGAGGAGCTGAAGGCGCGCGAGTCGGAAGCCGGGATCGATATCGCCAAGCAGCGCATGGATCTGGCTGAAAGGGAATTCGACTTCAACCAGAAGAAATTCCGCGCGCAGTATGCTGACGATAATGCCAAGGCCTTCGAGGACCGCTTCGGGTTCTGGTCGGAGGGACTGTCGAAGCAGGATCAGGTAAGTCTTTATAATTATGCGAGAGAGGCCGATACACCCGTGAACCGCATGAACGCGGACACGGTTCTTTCGGAAGGCGTCAGCCGGCTCGGACTGAGAGCGACACCCAAGAAGGAGACCTTCGGCCACCTGAAGGCAGTCCAGGGCGGGCTCTACGATGCCAAGTCCGGCCAATGGATCGTGGAGAAAAAGGATACCAAGGAAGATGTTAATGCCCTGAAAGCCGCTCTTGCCTTCAGGGCCACGGGGCAGGATGTAACCAACCCGCGCGCTCAAGCTCTCAGCCCGACAGACGCGGCTCAAGTACTCACGATGATGAAAGGCTCAGGCTTCACCGTCGAGACCACGACGCCCGAAGGCACTACCACGCGCGTCACCATGGGCGGTACGGCTCCGAAGGTTACGGGGAAACATATCGACACCGTCAAAGAACAGGTGCAGCAGGCCCAATCCGGCCTGACCATGGTCCGCGATGCTATCGGAAAGATCGAGGCCAACCGTTCCAGGGCTGGGTTGCCGGGCACTGTGAGACGGCTTGCTCAAAGAGGCGTTGGCATCCTGAAGGACCTGGACGAGTCCCTGGGTACGAATCTAACCCAGCTTGTCAGCGACACCACGCGGACAGCAGCGGAAGACATCAAGGGAGAGAGGATCGATCAATCGGCGGCGGGATTTTTCGATCCGGCGCTTCCCGAGCTGGATCTGATGGAGAATTCCCTGGCCTACAGGTTGGCCCGGATACACAAACCCGGTGGGCGGCTGAACATGCAGGACGTGTTCATCTGGAAGAACGCCGTTAATATCAGTGGCTTGGAAGACGTGGATAGCATTCTTGCCAGATTGAAGGCCGTCGAGCAGCTGTTCGTGGACGCCAATGAAGATCTCAATACCCGGCTTGAGCAGATGGGCACGGAAGGCATTGCCGTTCCCGAGGAAACGCCGGTCGAGGAGATGACCGACGATGAGATCCGCAAGTATCTCGAAGGGCTTCAGTGATGGCGGATCGGCTTGAGATCTTCCGGGAAGCGGAGACGCGCGGTCTTCTCAATCCACGCCAGCAAGCCATTCTGGATGAGGCCAGAAAGCGCGATCTCCTCACGCCCGCGCCCTATGCGCCTATCCCCGAGCCCGTGACGCCCGAACTGGCGCCCCCGGCACCGCCCCAACCGGAAGGCGGTAAAGCGGAGGCCATCATGGCCGGCGGCATGGCGGGCGCGGAATTGGGCATGGCGGCCGGTGCTCCCGGCGCATTGGCGGGCGGAGTCTTGGGCGTGGGGGCCGGCTACTTCGCGCACGAGTCCATCGTCCGTGGTCTGAAGGAAATGGGCGTTCTGCCGCCGGAAACCACGATCAAGACCGACAAGGAAATGTTCCAGGACGCTTTCGATGAGATGAGCCTGGAAGCGGCCTTCGGCGGGGCGGCCCTCAAGATCGGCGACATTGCAAGGCACTCCAGGACGGCCTGGCAGAAATTCCTGGCCACCAACGAGGGACGGGCGCTTTCCCAGAAGGCCAAGGAGCTGGGTGTCGGATTGGGCATCATAGACATCACCAACAGCCGCATTCTGCAAGCCTATCCGAAGGTCGTGGGGATCTTTCCCTTCATCGGCACGCCCTTCCGGGAAGCTCAGACCCGCAAGGCAGGGGAGGTGCTGGGCAGTCGTGATAGGCTTCTCTATCGGCTTGGGCCTTCCGTTGGCCTGGCCGAACTCGGCATCAACCTGAAGCAGGCCTCGAAGAATACCTTCAGGGCCTTCCGGGACGAGGCCAACAGGCTTTACGAGAAAGCTTTAATTCTGGCCAAACAGCGCAATGCCGTAGTTCCTTTGGACGGCACCAAGAAAACTCTCGGTGAGACGATAGAGGAGATGACGGCCCGGCTCCCGAAGGATGCCGAGGGCGTGGTCATAGGCGGCAAGAAGAATCCCGCCCTGGAGTTTGCCGAGCGTTATGCGAATGTCGGGGATAGTCTGACGATCCAGGAATACGATGGCCTCCTGGAAGAGTTGGATGTTGCTCTGAAGGAATCCAGGGACAGCGGCTTCAACGTCAAGCCCTTGATGGAGATTAAGAAGGCCCTGGAAGTCGATCTCAAGAATATCCCGGACCAGGAAGTGGCGGCGGCCTTCAGACAGGCGGACGACTACTTTGCCCGCATGATGAAGACCTTCGAGACGCCCACGGCCCAGAAGGTGCGCAGGATCGAGAAGAAGCCTTTCTCCGTGGGGCTCAGCAAGCCCGGCACCTTGAATGCCGACGAGCTTTTCAAGCCGATCTGGAACCAAAGATCGCCCCAGGCTATGCGGGACTTGAGAAAGTTGGTCGGCAACAAGCAATTCAATACGGCAGTCAGAGGGCACCTGGAGAATGTCTGGCAGCAAGCCGTGGATGCCTCGGGACCTAACGGTGTGTTTCATCCCGGTGTGTTCGCGTCCAGGCTTGGGCTGAACAATCCCAGAAGCCTTGAATATGCTTCTCTCAGGGAGGCCCTGGACGGCACGAGCCTGCGTATCGAGACCCTGAAGGACTTCGTCGATTCCGTGGACGCAGCCTTCAAGGAGGGCGTGCCCGATCCCAAGACGTTCGTGGCCAGACGCGCCACCCTTGGCGGGGCCAAATCAGCCTTGAGAGCGCTTCTTCCGGCAGGCGCCATCACGGCCGGCGGCGCCGCTGCGGGCGGTGTCAGCGGCGCGGCGGGCGCCGTCACGGCTTCCTATCTGGCTTTCATGGGGTCCAAGGCCCTGGCAAAGTCAAGGGAGATGCAGCTGGTTATCGATATCCTCGATGAGGCCCGACCTCCCGGCATGAGGATCAATGCCATGACCAGGTTGGTCCGGCTCGCGCCGGAAGCCTACGAGGAAGAGCCCCCGACAGTTCCACAGTCACCATAGGAGAGAACCATGAAAGGCATGTCACACAAGATGCAGATGGGCTACGGCAAGAAAAGCAAGGGCGGTTACAAGCCGACCGGCGCCCTGAAGGGCAGCAAGTCCACGAAATACTCCGGAGCGATGGCGAAAAAAGGCAAGAAATGACCGTTCAGAACTCCGCCACTCTCAAATCCTATTTCGAGAGTGGCGACCGTCCTACCCAGGCTGAGTTTGGGGATCTGGTTGATACCGTCGTGCATGGCGCTGTCGATGTCAATCGGGACCATGGCGCCAAGGGAGACGATGCTACGAACGACACCACAGCGATCAACGCTGCTTTCACCGCAACGCCGGTTGGCGGCACCTGCACTTTTCAGGAAGGCACCTATCTGACTGATGACAACCTAACGCTTCGTAGTGACATCAACTTACTGGGAAAGGGTCGCGGAACCATCATCAAAGCCACCACGGCCAGCGGGTTTCTCGGCCGCGATGGCACCAAGGCCACGCGTACCGCCCTGGATGCCAATCAGGATAAGGGCGCGATTACCATCACCCTGCCGAGCGGAGAGGGCGCGAATTTCAGCGTAGGTCAATGGATCGGCCTGGAAAGCGAGGATGCCGGTTTCGGGGCCGTGGCGGCGACCAATCGGGCCGGCGAAGAGCACAAGATCATGGACATCACGGGCGACGTCCTGACCCTCGATAGCCGGCTGATCTTCGACTACACGACGGCCAACAGCGCGGAGTTCTGGAACGCCTCCACCAACGCGATCAAGAACATTGCGATCAAGAGCCTGGCCTTCACGACCTCGGACAGCAGCACGATTTCCGTGCGCACACTACGGCTGATCGACATCCACGGTCTGACGCTGGAGGATATCTATGTTTTCGACGCGGGCGGCGGCATCCAGATCGCTGGCTGTCATGACGTGCAGGCCACCGATATCGTGGTGGAAAATCTCTACCATCTGGGCGACAGCTTCAGTTATGGGCTCTATGTCAGCCGCCACTCCTCGGAAGTCAACATTGCCAACTTTATCGCCCGCGACACGCGACACGCCTTCACCACCCTGTCACGGTCGGACGGCGCCAACTTCTATGGCGGGCCTCGGAACGTCACCTTGACGAACTGCCACGGCGTGAACTCCAACCTGACCCGCGAGTCCACCCAGCCCTTGGCGATCTGGGACACCCACCCCTACGGTAAGAACATCAAGTTCATCGGCTGCACGGGCGATCAGGGCCACGCCGCTGCTCCGGTTATCCAGGTCCGCGCCCACGATGTTTCTCTTGTCGATCCGACCATGATCGGCGGGCAGCGAAGCATCGATATCCGCCCCGACAGCAAGGGCGCGCGCTGCTATGGCGGCGCGTCTATCGACCAGGCCGACAGTGGAAACGCTGCAATTGCTTGCAGTTCCGGCGCCTTCGATGCGCTGATAGATGGGATGATGATCTTGGACCCCGCCGGGCGCGGCAGCAGCACCGGGTCCGATGAAGTCACTATACAGAATTGCGTTCTGGTCAATCCGGGAGTCGGCGGCTTCAGGGACCAATCGACCAACGGCGGCACCTTCCGTGGCAACACGGCCAAGGCGGGTGCCCTCACCCCGGCAAACGCCGTTGCCTTCGAGAACATCAAAAAGATCTGCGCCAACAACGAGATCATCAGCGATGCCACGCTCGGCGGTTTCGACGACTTCAACTTGATGTTCCAGGGCTCTACGGACGGCGCGACCTTCTATGGAAATACCGCCGATGGCGTGCCGATCAACGATGGCGGCATCATCGCGCGGACCTCTTTCCTGACCATGGACGGGGCATCTCTACGGGGTGCGAAAATCACCAATGAAGGTGCGACGGGCGCCATTGAACACAACCTGCCGCCGGCCATCAAGAATAACCGCTACGAGTTTGTCCGCATCGCCACGCAACTCGTAAGGATCGACCCGGATGGTACGGAGACCATTGGCGCTGGAGGCGCAGGTAAGTATTTACAGCTCGACACCGATGGCGCGCACGTCAGGCTCTACTGCCATGTAGACGGAACTTGGGCGCTTGAGACCGTGACGGGCACAACTAGCTTCGAACCATAGGCAGTCTTCCACCTAGCGTTAACGGCTCCTTCACTCCATCTGGCTATACAGGATTCAAATGACCGAGGACAAGCCGGACGGCGTAACGAAACATCCGAACGGCATGACGGAGCGATTGGCGGAAAGTACCTGGCTCAAGGCGCTGGAGAGATTGGCCATACCGCTGATGGTGGTGGCTCTGGCTTGGTTCGGAAGCACGCTGAACAGCCTTCAGATATCCGTGACCGAGGTGCGGACGGCGCAGCAAGAAGCTATCGTGCCGGGCGTGGACAATCTCAACCATCAGATCAACAACATCACCAAAAAGATGCTGGAACATAAGTGGTTCGGCAGGGATGACGCGGAACGCCTGGACGATCAGCATCGTGCCTTGATTGGGGATCACGACAACCGTTTGAGGGAAATAGAAAAGAGGGCGGGCCATATCCACGAATAGGAGCCTCCTATGTTGAACAAGCAGTTCATTCCCGTCCTTGCGTGTCTCAGCCTTTTGCAAGGCTGCTCGGCACTCGACAGCATCGGCGACAAGATCGACGCGGCCTGCGGGGCCGGCACGCTCACCACGACACAGAGCTACGTGGACAATTTCAACGCTCACCTGGCAAGCAAGGGAAGGAAATTCAGGATCGACGGCATAACCTGTTTGGAGTAGACTAGCTCTGCTGCAATCCCGCAGCACTAGCTTGTTTTGCCTGCTCAAACCCTGGACAGCAAAGCCCTCGCATATAGCGGGGGTTTTGTGTTTCTGGGCTTGGGCTTTCTTTTGGGCGGGGGTTGGGGTAGGATATATCTGCGCTGCGCGAGAGCGATTTGCCGAGAAAGCAGTACGGGAGCCGATACTCCTAGACTGACTATCGGGTAGTCCAGTCACGGTGATCGGTCGTGGCCCGCAGCGCACCCCTCCCACAACATCCCCTCACATATGTCATGGAAAACTGACCTGGCCGTGCTGGCTACGATGGCTTTCCTGCTGGCCGTGGTGCTTCTTTAAGCTTCCGGGTCTGCCGGCACTTTCTTTTCATACCAGCCCGTCCCGTGAGCAACCACGCAGGCCTTGGCGCCATTCGGATAGACGATCAACGTCCAGGTTCCGGTGGTGGGGTTCTCGTAGCGCTCCAGCAGCTTTTCCTCAGCCGTCATGGCGGCGGATACCCGATGCTCGCCGTACTGCTTGAGCAGGCCCGGTCCCAGAACGTTGCTGTCAACGCAAATAGCTTGGGCCAGGGCAAGTACCGGGAAGCTCAGGAGCAGCGGAATCAACAGGACATAGGCTACGACGTTCAAGGGCGGGAAGCCGTCGAGGGACTTGGCGTTGACCGCTGCGTAGCCTCTGCCGAAGATGTTCACGATGTCGATGGGGAACTTCGCGAGCTTTCTTCGGGCCTTGGAGATATGGACCTTGAGTGCGTTATCCGCCGTATCCGGTCCGCCGTCCGGGTCTTCGCCCCACAGCACGTCAAATAGGTATTCATGGCTCAGGGTGCGGTCGGTCTTTATCAGGGCTGCCAGGAGACGCGCTTCCATGTTGGTAAGTTTGACCTGGCGACTTAGAAAGTAGCCCCTCACGATCAGCGCGGAGCTATTCCAGCCGCTCCACCTTTTTTCGCACATTGGACAAATGGACATCACTGACCTCTTTCAGTGTCTAGGGGTTTGTCCGTTCGATCTGCCCTCCAGGTAGGAAACACGCTGCCCTAGTTCCTGGACAGCTTCGGTAAGGTGTTCAATGTCCCCGTTCAGTTGTTTAATCAGTTGATCGGTCGGGTTCTCCCGTCCGCTTCGCTTCATTTGCCAGACCACGGCGCCGGTCAATACCCCTATCAGCACGAGCGCCTGGATGATGGCCTCAATCGCTACCGTCAGAACGTCCGATGCTACTTGCACGATAATTGATCCATATCATGTAGAGGGATGTAATGACCGGGGCGATGTAGGGCGCAATCGGCCCGAACCTCCGGCCGCAGGCGAACCGCGAAACCTCGACGCCCCAGATGTGCGATAGCAGGTAATCTTTAGCGCCAAACGGGTCGGTGAACAGCTTGCATTCGAGGTATTCGACAACAGACCAGCCCTCTGCGATCAACAACACGAGCCAGACAAGTTTAGCTTGTGTATCGATAACGATTGGTTTCTTTTTTGTCAACCATGCAAAGATAATGCCGACGTATATGGCTACCAAAAGTAGTCTGGATAGTGTATGAAGCCGCAGGGCAAACCCATAGGCTTGCGGTTGTTCCAGGTAGATGAGCGAAAGCTGCCAGATGTTCGATATGAAATAGCTGGCCGTAAACATGACGACACCGACGCAAGTGGCCATGCCCGGCTGTTTCCCGTTCCAACTGAACGGCACGAGCAGCACCGTCGCAATAGTCATTATTTGCAGAGCAAGCGTTAATGTCATAGTGTTCCCCTACATAAGTAGCGGGCGGCTCCGCCAGCCTTCGCCAAAATTCGGCGGGGCCGCCCTTCACCTGCCGAAGGAGCAGCAGATGAAACTCTTTGCATTGCTGGCCTGCCTAGGCCTTCTGGTTGCCATCCCGACAATCACCGGGGCAACCCTTACGAAGTCTGGTCCGCCCTCCGATCTTTTCGAGTTCTGCCACGGAGATGGCGGAGGGCCGGTTACTCTTCCTGTTCCTTGTCCCGCCAAGCCCTGAGCGCGGCTATGGTGAGGGCGAGGGCGGGGGTGGCTGCATAAGTCGGCCTGTGGTTTTGATCTTCAGGCACCACTAGCGCGCTGAAAGTGTCCCCTGTAGTTCTAACCGCCCAATAAGTACCCTCCGGCACCAGCCCCAGCGCGTCTTGGAGGTTGGTGGTGTAGTGGGGCGCGGCCTTGAGTTGCTTGCCAGAGCGCTGCACTAGCCAGTAGTCTCCACGGCGTGCTTCCGTATCATATTGGTTTGGAAGCTTCACATACGCCTCGTCGGTGCAATCGAGATATAGCCATTCAACGGCAACTCTTGCGTCAAGCTCCCGCGACCCCTCTTGTGCCTGTTCGAGTTCTGCGATGAGGTCAGTCATTGCCGGTGCTTTCCTCATCCATGAGGGCGCGGGTGGGGGTGGCTTCGCAACGTCGTGGCAGCACATCTGGCGTATGGATAAATGCTCTTTCGCCCTCATCCCATACAACAGGTTCGCGTTGCACAGAGTCGTCTTCTCTGCAAATGCGGCATTGTGCCTTGCACGCCTTCTCAAACGCCTCGCGCTGGGCTTGGCGAACAGCCAAATCAAAGCCCGCCGTGACATCCCGGTAATCTGGCATTTGACAGACGGGGCAGGGCATC